GTAAGATACCAGTGGAGATTGAATGATCTCTGGGATCTAACTCAGACAGAGATTCTTACATATGAAATGGTAAACAGAAGACTAGAAGATATATACTGGTTACTAGAAGGACAGAAGCAAATAAGATTCCAGAGCAGAGGAGACAGATTATACATGGATCTTGACTTCAAGACTGATGTAAACGATGGAGACTTTATAGTATTTGATGCGTACAGAGCATTGGATCCTTCATCATTTGCTACACTATATGATGACATCTTCCTCAAGAGATACACCACACAACTCATCAAGAGACAGTGGGGACAGAACTTATCTAAGTTCCAAGGAGCACAGTTGCCAGGTGGTATCACTATGAATGGTGATCAGATATATCAACAGGCACAAGAGGAGTTGAACAAGATAGAAGATGAGATGTTGACTAAGTATGAAATGCCCCCAATGGATATGATCGGATAATGGCAAGAAACGTATTCTTCACACACGGTACTCGTAACGAGCAGTTCCTTCAGCAAAATCTTGTTGAAGAGTATATCAAGATGTTCGGAATGGATGTACTGTATATCCCTAGACAGATGATCGCTAAGGATAATGTATTCAATGAAGAAGTAGTATCACAGTTTGATGATTCATATATTATAGAAGCATACCTAGAGAATTTTGATGGATTCCAAGGTGGTGGAGATCTATTGACAAAGTTTGGTATCAGACAGACTGATGAGATAACTATGGTTATATCACAGCAGAGATTTAGTGATCTTATCTCACAGTTCCTATTGTTAGATCAGGACATAGAGGTGGGAGAAAGACCACAAGAAGGAGATTTAATATACTTCCCACTATCCTCAAACTATTTTGAGATCAAGTTCGTTGAACACGAAGAACCGTTCTATCAGTTAGGTAAGAACTATACTTACAAATTGAAAGCAGAACTCTTCGAGTACAGCGACGAAGGTGGAGAGTTCTTCGCAGGAGACGACGAACTAATAGATACAGGTTACACTGTACAATACTACTACCTTGTAACGCCAGGTGAGTCAGCTGCTGCGACTCCATTATTAGATGGAGATGTAGTATCACAAGCTATAATTACTACAAATGGTAGTAAGTATAACTTTACACCGACTGTCACTGTCACAGGTGATGGTACAAATGCCACAGCACATGCTGAAATGATAGTGGTAAACGTGGGTGGATCTATTCCAATAACCCCAGCTGTCTTAGATCCTACTGTGAAGAACGGTAAGATGGTTGGTCTAGAGATTATTAACGGAGGAAGCGGTTATGATGTATCTCGATCTTATATTGATTTCACTGATCCTAGTAGCTCAGGCACCAAACCTGTGGTCGTTCCGACTTTTAACTCGTCTGGTTCGCTCACTAAAGTTGAGATTACTAATGAGGGGTCGGGCTATGATTCAGTCGAAAGGATAGTCATAGACAATGGTGGTAGTGGATACACTACTGCTCAGTTTGACATAGAGTCTGTACCAGCTGGACTGTCTGGTAGCTTTATAGATGGTGAGACTGTTACCAGTGGCACTACTGCGGGCACCGCACTGCTAGCTGACTGGGATAAATCTGAGGGATGGTTGAAGTTAAAGTCACCGACAGAGGACTTCCAAATAGGAGAACAACTTGTTGGTAATACCAGTGGTGCGACAATAACGATACATAGTTATGACGCAATGGCAACAACTGATACTAAATACTCAGACTCAGTGACCTTTGAAACACTTGCTGATGACATCATTGACTTCAGTGAGGGCAACCCATTTGGAATAGGAACATAACATGTTAGGTGAATACACATATAATAAAGTCATCCGTAAATGCGTTATAGGATTTGGTACTTTATTCAACAATATAGAAGTTAGGAAAGAGACAGGTGGTACAACCTATCAGAAGATGAAAGTACCTCTTGCCTATGGTCCTAAGCAAAAGTTTTTAGCAAGACTAGAGGGACAACCAGAATTAAACAAGAAGGTTGCTATCACTCTACCTAGATTATCATTTGAACTGTCTGGTATATCTTATGACAGTAGCAGAAAGTTAACTCCTATTACGACTGACTATAAGAAAGACGGTAAGAATGTAAGAAAGATATACACACCCGTACCATATAATCTAGACTTTAGTTTGTCTATACTATCAAAGACAAACGATGAAGCATTGGAAATTATAGAACAAATCGTTCCTATATTCCAACCATCATATAATATTACTATCAAAATATTAGATGATGTCAATGAGTACCGTGATATACCAATCGTTCTGAATAGTATATCCTACTCAGATGAGTATGAAGGTAACTTTGATCAACGTAAATTGACTACGATTGACTGTACATTTACTGTTAAAGCATACATCTTCGGACCTACAACTACACAGAAACCAATCAAGAAAGCAAAGGTTCATTACGATACTGGTACCCCAGCTGTATCAAATCGTCGTGTATCATATCAGGTAGAACCTACTGCTTTACGTGATAAGGACAATGATGGAGCAGGACTGACTATCACAGCACAGATAAACTCTAAGGTAGCTACACTACCAGTTGTAGACTCAACTGTACTCAGTATAGGTGACTATATTGAGATCAATAACGAAGTTATGAAGGTCAAGAGTAAACCAGATGGCACATCTATTACTGTAATGCGTGGTCAAAATGCTACAACTCAATCTGCTCATGCGAGTGGTTCAGTTATAGATATTATTACAACCGCTGACACAGAACTATTAGATAGTGATGATGACTTCGGATTCAACGAAATGACTTCTTTCTATGGATAACAATTTCGGTGGTTTAGAAAAGGCGTTTGACACCTCAGAACCTAAACCCAAAAAAGCAACCCCTATCAAATCTACTGAGGATCAGGTAACTGATGATCATGAGTATGCTAGAGCAAATCTATACTCTTTGATAGAGAAAGGTCAGGAAGCAGTCGATGGTGCTTTAGATGTAGCACAAGGCAGTGACCACCCTAGAGCATATGAAGTAGCAGGACAGTTAATCAAACACGTCGGTGACGTTGCTGATAAACTTATGGCACTTCAGAAAACAACCAAAGAAGTAAAGGAAGAGAAAAAGAAAGGACCTTCCACAGTCAACAACGCTTTATTTGTAGGCAGTACTGCTGATTTACAGAAGATGTTGAAGAATGCTTCCAAGGATAAATAAATAAGAACCAACTATTATTAACATGTCAGTATTAAAAGTAGTGCAGGATGGACCTACGGTGACCGTCGGTAGTGCTGCCAACACACAAAGTACAGCACTATCTGTGAAGACAGGTATCTATCGCTTCGCTGCTGAAGTCGCAAAGGGCGGTGCTGCCATACAGTTAGGTGGAGCTGCCAATGCCACTAACTCAAGTTTGTATGTAGAGAAAGGCGAAACAGTTATAGTCAAAGGTGACAGTCCAGTACGCATGGGCATCACAGGTGCTACTGCTGCTAACCCAGTAGTATTCACAGTAGAAAGATCAGGTGGAAATCATAATCAGATCAAGGTAGGAGACTACGTTACAATTACAGGTTCATCTACAGCAGCATATAACTTATCTCATGTTGAGGTAACTGCTGCTACACCTAACACATTTACAATAGGTGGTACAGATGGATCTGGTTTCGCAGCGTTCTCAGGAACTGCTGAGGTACGAAACTCTATGAAGTATGCTATAATGCCTAAGACTGCTAGTGGAGCAACAGTCCACTGTACAGAGGTTCAAGTAGTCGTATCATAATGATTACAGAAGCATCGAGACTGAATGAGTATGGTAAGTACTATTACGTCGAGTTGGTTTGGCGTGGTAGACCCTATCGTGTACAAATATTCTTTCCGAAGCTAGGTAAACCTCAACGTCAGGATATCCAGAAACAAGCTGGCAAAATATATCCTGGTGCTAGAATAATATCATATGTAGAAGCAAGTCGTTCTAACGATCTACCTATGCTATTCGCTATTGATTATTTCTAATGCAGTTCAGAGAAAGCGACATACTAGAATTACTAGACATGTGTCGCACAACAGATAAATGTAGTGTGAAACTTATAAGAAAGTTAGAAGACTACCTAGAACAATATTCTTGTGATGAGCAAAGTTTGGCACGAACCTATCCCCCTTTCCCTTTTTAACAAGTTAAAAGACGCTTGTATAGAAAGAAGAAAAGATGAAGACTGGGATTATAATGAACAATTAGTTGGTGCTCTACACCAACAGTCATCTCTCGTCCCTGTTGATGGTCTAGAGGACTACCTTACTAAAACCTCTGGACATATCTGGCATACATTCTTTCAGACATGCCCATACCAAGGAGAGTTTAATCCTGATTATCTGGAACTCCGTGAACTATGGGTGAACTATCAAAAACCTGGTCAATATAATCCTTACCACTGCCATCACGGTGTGGTAAGTTTTGTCATTTTTGTAGACATACCATATGGTGTGGAGGAACGGAAAGACTTTGCTAGTGATGGAGGATTTCAATTAGAAGAGAGACTCATCAACGTAGATAGAAAATGGAACGGGGAAATATTAATGTTCCCGTCTCATACTCATCACGCAGTGTATCCGTATCACTCTACAGACAAGGAAAGAATTACCGTAGCAGGAAATTTATTCTGGAAAGTGTGCTAAATATATTAGCACCAGTTATCGCTATGTCTGAAGTACCAGAGGATCGCCTCACAGCCCAGTTGGACTTTGAGGAAGATATGAAAGAGAACCCAGAGTTCTACCAGAATTATCTCACAGCACACCATGAAGATTATCCAGAAGCACCGCACTGGGATTACATAGTCGACAAGTGGGTTGCCTATGATCATGGAGTTACGATGTTCTTTGACAAAGAGTCAGAAGCACGTGACTGGTATACGCTAAATACCCAATAGTACAAGTAGTTAAACAATAGTAATGTCACTGACGATTCGTAGATTACCTGAACAGGATAACAATCTGCTCAGACCACCATCAAGTATAGTACCTTTCCAAAATGGAGATGTAGTATTAGAAGCAACTTCTAATACAGTTCTAACCATGAAGTTGAAGGGGACAGATGGTGTCGTCAGAAACTTTGACGTTGGTGGTGGTGGATCAACGATTGGTACAGAATATGATATCCGTGCTATCGCAGCATCATCTCCTGATGTTGTCTTTAGATTAACATCTTCTTACTCTGTATTAGATGATATTACATTCAAGGGTAACTCACAACAGATAGTTATTAGTAGAGTAGACGACGATAATATACAATTTGCTTTCCCTAATGATGTCACTATGCCTAATGACTTGACAGTCACAGGTGACTTGACAGTCAATGGAACCACGACTACAGTAAACTCTACCACTGTTCAAGTCGATGATAAGAACTTAGAACTTGGTACAGTTGCTTCACCTACAGATTCTACGGCTGATGGTGGTGGTATAATTTTGAAAGGAGCAGCAGACTACAGCATGCTCTGGTCAAATACCAATGATGCTTGGACATTCAACCAACATGTATATCCAAGTGCTGATAGTTCATTTGACTTAGGTAGCAACCTCATACGTTGGCAGACCATATATGGTGACGCTGCTAACATCACATCTATAACAGGAGCACTTACTGGTAATGCTGACACTGCAAGTACTTTACAGACTGCTAGAAACATTTCGGGCGTTTCATTTAATGGTGGAGCAGATATCGACTTGGTTACGGACAATGTTCAAGAGTCAGGAACCCCAACGAATCTGTACTTCACAGACCTTCGAGCGAGATCTGCGGTTAGTGTCACAGACTCTGGAGGTGATGGTTCCCTCGGTTACAACTCAAGCACAGGTGTTATTACCTATACTGGTCCTAGCTCCTCAGAAGTTAGAGCACATTTTTCGGGAGGGACAGGAGTTACAATCGCGTCTGGATCAGTTGCCATAGGACAGGCAGTTGGTACAACTGACGATGTAGAATTTAATCAAGTAACAGCAGCTTTAGTTGGTAACGCAACTACAGCAACAACTTTACAGACAGCAAGAACTATAAACGGTGTATCATTTAATGGTGGTGCTGACATCACATTAGATCTAGATGATATTGCTGAAGCAACTGGAACCCCAACAAACTTATTCTTTACTAATGAGAGAGTAGACGACAGGGTAGCAGCATTGCTACAAGGTGGTACAGGTATTAATAAATCATATGATGATTCTGGTGACTCACTTACATTATCACTGGACTTCAGTGAGTTTGATAGTGATAACGTTGTAGAAGGATCAACAAATATATTCTTTACAGATACTAGAGCAAGAGCTGCTGTGTCTGTCACAGACACTGGTGGAGATGGTAGTCTATCATTTGATGGTGCGTCAGGTGTATTCACATACACAGGTCCTAGTGCTGCTGAAGTAAGAGCACACATCTCAGTTACTGACCTAGGTGGAGATGGTCAATTAACTTATGATAGTGGTAATGGTATTATAGAATACACAGGTCCTAGTCCTCTAGAGACTAGACAACACCTCAGTGGTGGTACAGGTGTATCCTATAATTCCGCATCAGGTGTAATTGCTATAGGTCAGGCAGTTGCTACTAACTCTGACGTTACCTTCGGTGAGGTAACTATCGGTGCTAGTGGTACAAGAAACTTACTTATACAGAACACTGACAATGTAGGTACTGTAGATTCAGTTGCTAACATCACATTTAAGCACAGTGGTATTGACTTTACCTCTGATAGTATTGTTGCTGATGGTAATGACCTAGGACATATTGACTTTAGAAACAACGGTGGTTCTAAGGTAGCAGCATTTGGATTTAGAAAGAGAAATACAGAAGGAAGCAAATTAGTATTTGAAGTTGACGCAAATAATAATGGTACACCTAACTTAGAGGTAGGTGATACAAACTTATGTCTTGAGTCTAGTTACATCAAACTGACTGCTGCTACGACTAAGGTCATAAGTTCATCCCTTACAGTTGAATTAGATGACGCTTCAGAGAACGCAGGTCCTGACCTTATTATTCAGAGAGACAGTGCTAGTGCTGCGACTGGTGATTTACTTGGTGCTGTTAAGTTCCATGGTAGGAACACAAGTAACGGGGCTGATGTAGAGTTTGGTAAGATTCAATCTAAGATTCACTTTGATAGTGAAGGATCTGAGAGAGGACTATTAAACTTCTCAGTCATAGACGCAGGATCATCTGTCAATACAATGACACTACGTGGTGGTCTAGTCGGTCTGAATATAGAAGAACCCGCAGGACAGTTACACGTCAAAGGTAATGACACAACTGACCAAATAATTATTGAG